AAATTCTTGTGGCTCACCTTCCAGAGGACAAGGACGTGATCATTGGGTACCTCGTCTATGAACCTGAGAGAAATGTTTTTCACTTTCTTTTTGTCAAAGCAGCGTTTAGAAAACTTGGAGTAGCTAAGCGCCTCTTACATGGGATTGATTTTAAAAAAGCAGTGTTTACTCACTGGACTAAGGACATGGACTGGATCACAAAACGATATCAAGACTTGCGCTACAACCCTTATGCAAGTCAACTGGAGGCTAAATGGTCAAAGGCTATAAGATTCAGCAAGTAGAAACCTATAGAGGCATTGGCCTTCATGGCGTTGTCACAACCTGCGTGGATAGAACAAAGTACGGCTGTGAAATAGACATGGACGAATCAAAAATATGGATTCATGTTCAACACAAGGGAAAGATCGTTAGCATTCCAGAAGCGCATGTGAAGCAAATTCTATGGGTTGAAGATGTGCCAGACTTAAAAATAGTTTCATGAGCCATCCAATTTATCTAGTCATTGGAGTTCTGGCATACTTACAAAGCGTGTGAACCTAGTCGATGCCACGATCCTCTACGACGCTGCATATAAGCTTTCTTCGCAGCCTTTCAATATCGACAGCTTTTGCTTTGATAAGCAGCTTTCATTCATAAAAGATCCTGCTTACTACGCTACAGCTGTCTGCTCAGTTCGCGCAGGAAAGACCACAGCATGCGCAGCAGACTTGATTAGCACCGCGTTAAATAGGCCGAAGGTCACTTGCCTATACCTCACCCTTGCTAGAACGTCTGCAAAGCGAATTGTGTGGCCTGTGCTGTTACAGATAAATAGAGATTACAACTTAGGCGCTAAGGTCAATGAATCCGAACTGTCCTTGAAGTTTTCGAATGGCTCTATTATCTACGTTTCTGGAGCTTCAGACAGAGCAGAGATTGAAAAGTGGCGAGGTATTGCACTTGCTCTGTGCTACATAGACGAAGCACAAGCTTTCGGCTCTTACTTAGGAGAACTCACAGATGAGGTTATTGCAAAGCGTCTTTACGATTATGCAGGTCGCCTTCGCCTTATTGGTACTCCTGGACCCGTTAAAGCCGGATACTTCTGGTCGTGTTGTGAATCAAAGCAGTGGGCACATCACAAATGGACTATGTTTGATAATCCCCACTTGCCGGCAAAATCTGGGCAAACCCAAGCCCAATTAGTTCAGCGAGATCTTGAACGCAAAGGCGTATCAATCAATCACCCATCAATTCGAAGAGAATGCTTTGGGGAATGGGCGTATGATCCAGAAGCGCTAGTCTTCAAATATGACCCTGACAAAAATCACTGTGATCCTCTTAGCGTTGAGTCTCTTACTCATCATCCTTGGAATTACATTATCGGGATTGATATTGGATTTGATGACGCTGACGCTATCTGCGTTCTAGGCTACAATGAACGGCTCAAAGCTGCTTACCTGTTTGAAGAAGTAGTCAAAAACAAGCAAGGGATCACAGAGCTTGTAGATGATCTTAGACCCATTGTTGAACGCTACAAGCCAGACAAAATCGTTATGGACACAGGCGGCTTAGGCAAGAAGATTGCGGAAGAAGTAACAAGGCGTTATTCTATTTTTATAGATCCCGCAGAAAAGGCTCGTAAATTTGAATTCATTGAAATTCTAAACGATGCAATGCGAACACAAAAATTCTTCGCAAGTCGTCATTCGCGCTTCGCAGAAGATTGCATGCGCCTTGAATGGGAGCGCGAAGAAGATAAACGCATTTATACGCCAAGTGAAAAGCCTCGCATACGCGATAACTATCATTCTGATATATGCGATAGTGTGCTGTATGCATTCCGTGAATGCTATCATTGGCTATATCAACCACAAGAGCCTAAGGTTTTGCCAGGCTCGGCTGAATGGTTTAAAAAAGAAGAAATCAAACTCGAAGAAACAGTCCTCGAAGGCATTCAAAGGACGAAAGAGTTAGATCCATGGGCATACGGGGACATAAATGATTTCGGACAATAAACAGATACTACCTGAAGCTTTCATGAATGTGTTGAATGAATGCAAAAAACCATATTCAATAACTGAAGAAGGCACAAAACATTCATACGTTGTTACAATTGGAAACTTGAAATATCAAATACCAGAGTTTCTGTTAACTGATTCGGCTGAACCAGAACGAATGAAATATAAAATTGAGATGTTTGCATGATCAGTGCTGAAGACTTCGAACGCTTTTGTGATATCGCTCGCAAAAAGGGTGTAAAATCCATGTCCATGGATGGGCTTAGCATAGAATTCGAGGCCGGATCACCCACAAATGAAATTGCATCGCTTCCCACAGCTACGGGAATGCCTACAGAAGAGCAAATGCTGTTCTGGTCCACAGATACAATGCCTGAGGTGAAAGCTAAGTGAGTATCGACTACTCCAACTTCACAGATGCTACTGGACAAAACGGGCCTCTTGCGCATGATAGGAAATGGTGGACTCTAAAGCTTTCAGAAATTCCAGCCGCGATAAACGGAGTCACGCAGTTTCTTCACACACATCAATCCCGAAGGCAGACGCAGAATCTTTTGTCGTCAAGGTTATATGGAAACTTAAGCGTGATGGGACTGAATGGTCTTACGTACTCAAAAATTGCCTCTGTACAGAACTCCTTGAAGGACAGAATCTCTTACAACGTCTGTCAAAGCGTTGTAGACACGCTCACGGCCAAGATTGCAAAAAACAAACCAAAGCCTCTGTTCCTGACTAGCGGAGCAGATTATAAGCTTCAGAGAAAGGCCAAGAAACTTGATAAGTTTTGTGAAGGAATATTTTACGAGAATGAAGCCTATAAGATTGGGCCCGAGATCTTCCGTGATTCTTGCGTATGGGATGGCGGCGCTGTCCATGTATTTAATCATTTTGGCCGTGTCAAATTTGAGCGAGTAGTTCCCATGGAACTCTACGTTGATGACGTCGAAGCTTTCTACGACAACCCTCGGCAAATGCATTGGGTAAGAAACTTAGACAGACTTGTGATTCAAGAAGCATTTCCAGATAAAGCCAAAGCGATTAGAGAAACAAACTCTGCTTCTGCAGATATGCTAGGCGGATATGAGAATATTTCTGACGTGATCACTGTTAGAGAGTCTTGGCATTTGCCAAGTGGACCAGATGCAAAGGATGGGCTTCATGTCATCTCGACGACTAAAGATGTGCTCTTCTCAGAGCCTTGGGACAAGGACTACTTCCCGTTCGCGATGCTCTTCTATAACAAAAGGCTGTTTGGTTATTGGGGCCAGGGGCTTGTGGAACAGCTTCAAAACATCCAACTTGAAATTAATAAGCTTCTCTGGGTCATACAACGATCTATGCACCTTGCAGGCTCTTTTAAGATCTTACTTGAAAACTCTTCCAAGATCGTCAAAGAGCACCTCAACAATGACATCGGCGCGATCATTTCCTACACAGGAGAACCCCCGAAGTACATCACGCCTCCAATTGTGGCACGAGAAGTCTACCAGCACTTTATAACTCTAAAGAATGCTGCATATGAACAAGCAGGGATTTCTCAACTCTCTGCAGCCGCACAGAAGCCGCAGGGGTTAGACAGTGGAAAAGCCTTGAGAGAGTATAACGATATAGAAAGTGATCGCTTCATGGTTACGGGACAAGCCTATGAACGCTTTTTCATGGATCTTGCAAAGCTTACGGTTGCTGTGGCGAAAGAGATTTATTCAGAGAATAAAGAATACAAAGTAAAAGTCCCTGGAAAGAAATTCATTGAAGAAATTGATTGGAAAGACATTGATCTTGAAGAAGACGAATATGTAATGAAGCTTTATCCTGTTTCTTCGCTACCGAACCAGCCAGAAGGACGCTTACAAACCATTCAAGAATATGTGCAAGCAGGGTTCATGTCTCCTCGCATTGGGCGAAGGCTCTTAGACTTCCCAGATCTCGAGCAGCAGGAGAACTTAGCCAACTCCCAAGAAGATTTCATTCATGAGATTCTAGAAAAGATTGTTGATGATGGTATCTACACACCGCCTGAGCCATACGATGATCTGCAATTATGCAGTGAGTTAGCTTTAGAATACTATTCACAAGGTAAGTGCAGTGGGTTAGAAGAAGAAAAGTTGGATCTCATTCGACAGTTTATTGATCAAGTAAACAGTCTTAAAGCAGACGCACAAGCTGCTCAGCTTCAGCAGGCACAAGCTCAGCAGCAGGCTTTGCAACCACAAGCAGCGCCACAAGCGCAGCCGCAAAGCCCACTCGTGCAAAACGTTCCTGGAATAGCCGCATGAGTATTCCATACTTAGTACATAAAGAAGATGCCGAAGCTTATGATCATTGCGTTCGAGCCAGGCAAGAAATTTTTTTAAATGCGAAGAAATGGCTAAAGACTGCCAATGTAGTACCATTGGATCGTCGTGATGATCCTGCGCAACCCTTTTATGATCAACCTGAGATAATGTCTAAATTTGAAAAAATATACAATGATGAGAAAAAACTTAGAATTATTACAGCTTTTCAAACGCAACCAAAAGACCTGCAAAATTATTTTACATATTACCGTGGAATGAGATGGGATGATGCTGATGAATGTGAAATGATGGGCACAGCTCTAAATGGCATTAAAGCTTGTAAAGAAATTATGAGGAACAAATGAGTTTAGAAAAAGCTGCAGCGATTCTTGACGCTGCCAATAAAGATAATCCACTAGAGCCGATTCCTGGAGCTGATCCAGATAAGGCTGTAGTCATTCCTAAAGATCAGGCTATTCCTGAAACTAAGTTTGACACGAAGACAGATTCACTTGTTGAGACAAAGCCTAAAGCAGAGACTCCCATTGTTGATGAAGGTATTCCCATTGCGAAGGAGCCACCTAAAGAAGAAGAAAAAAAGCCAGAGACTCAAGATCAAATGTCTCGCAGGTTTGCAATCTTAGCCTCTAAAGAAAAAGCTATTCGCAGAGAGCAGCAGAGAATTCGCGCTGAAGCTGAGGCTACGGGAACAAGAATCCAAGCAATAGAGAACTTTGAACGCTTCAAAGCTCAAGTAGCAGAAAACCCGCTTCTAGCGCTTCAAGAGCTTGGTGTGACTTATGATCAGCTTACTAAGTTTGTGCTAAGCGGAAAGATGCCCAACACTTCTGACCTTCAAATGAAGGCCATGGAAGAAAAGTGGAATTCTTTTGAGCAAAGGCAGATCAGAGCAGAGCAAGAAAGACGCAGGCAGGCTCAAATTGCTCAACAAAAACGTCAACAACTCGAGGCTGCACAAACAATTAATGCATTTCAGCAGGAAATCGGCGAGTATATAAAGAGCAACGCTGAAAAGTATGAATTTATCAACTTGAATGAAGCAAGCAATCTAGTCTTTCATAAGATAGAGAAGACGTTCGAGGAAGCTCGGCGTCAGGGGCAGCATCGGTTACTGTCCATCTCTGAAGCAAGCGATCTTGTAGAAAAGGAACTAGAAGCTCAAGTAGATAAAAACTTAAAAGCTAAGAAATTAGCTCAAAAAATTAGCCTTCAGAAAGAAGGCACAAAGCCAACTCAAACCGTGCAGCAACGCACACTAAATAATCAGATGACCGCTAGTGCGCCATCTTTAATTCCCGCTCAAACCGACCGGGATCGGATGAATAGAGCTCTAGCCGCATTGGAAAAAGCGTCATCGTAAAACTTTAAAATTTAAAAGGAGCTTCATATGGGTCAGTACTTAGACCTATCCAGTATGAACGCCGCGCTCAAGGAACTCTACGACGGTCAGGTCGTGGAAAACTTGGTCTACGCGGATAATCCTCTACTGGCCATGGTAAAGAAAAATACCGATTTCGGGGGCAAATATAAGCCCATTCCTATCATCAACGGGGTCTCGCAAGGTAGATCTGCTACTTTTGCCAATGCGCAAGGTAATCAGTCTCCCATGCAGATCCAATCGTTTCTTCTGACTCGCGCGTCAGACTACTCGATTGCGACTATCGATAACCAGACAATGCTTGCTTCTAGAACCGATAAAATGGCGTTTCTAGAGGGTGCGAAGATTGTTATTGATGGTGCCATTCGATCATGCACGAACTCTTTAGCTTCGGCTCTTTTCCGAAGTGGAACGGGTTCGATTGGGCAGATCTCTGGTTCTGTTTCGACTGGTGTTATTACGCTCGTTAACTCAGGCGATATAGTTCAGTTTGAAATTAACCAGGTCTTGCAAGCCAATCAGACGGACGGTGGATCTTCACCACGCGCTGCGCTTGGTTATGTGATCGCTGTGAATCGTCAGGCTGGTACGCTTACTGTGTCAACTTCGTTTGGTGGGGCTGCTGCAACACCTTCTGGCTGGTCCGGTAACGACTACTTGTTAGTTCAGGGTGATAACAATAACAAGATCAAGGGTCTTAGCGCTTGGATTCCTGCCAGTGCGCCTAGCTCTTCGGATAGCTTCTTCGGCGTAAATAGGTCGGTAGATACTGTGAGACTCGCAGGCTTACCCTACTCGGGTACGTCTCAGTCAATTGAGGAAGCCCTCATTGATTCTAGCTCACAGCTAGCACGTGAAGGTGGCAAACCTAACGTGTTTGTAACTAACTTCACTTCATACGCAGCCCTTGAAAAGGCGTTAGGCAGTAAGGTTCAGTACATCGATCTCAAAGCGACTGCGGAAATTGCGTTTCGTGGAATGATGGTCAATGGAGCTAACTCCATGATCAAAGTATTCCCGGATCGTTATTGCCAAGCAACCACAGGCTACTTGCTCCAGATGGACACGTGGGCTTTGGAATGCAGTGGGGATGCGCCGCAAATTCTCCGATACGGAGACGGGCTAGAAATGCTTCGCGTCTATAATGCCGACGCTGGGGAGGTAAGAGTGGGGTACTACGCCAATCTCCGAACCAACGCACCGGGTTGGAATGCGAACGTCGCTCTATCGGCGTAATATAATTTGATGGGAGGGTTGGGGGAAACTTCAGCCCTCCTATTCATGGGAGGCTTTTTATGGGTATGACAGCGACACTTAGCTTGTCACCTTCGACGCAAGTCACTGAAGGAGTTGTAACGGGCACGCTTACAGTTTCCAATAGCTCTAACAGCGTTGTGAACCTGACAAGTGTTGTTCCTTATGCATATCCTTCTAGTGGCAGCGTAGCGACGATTAACTCAGGCGTAGCTATAGGCCCAGTAAACTTAGGTCCGAACTCACCTAATATTTCTGTGCCAGCTAGCTCGAGTTTGATCTTGTCATTTCCAGTAACATTCCACGGACCGCCTTGCGGGTCTTTAAATGGAACTGTAACTGGTGGAACTACTTTTCAGCAGGTCTACAAAGTTGGAGCGACGTGTTATTCTAACGATGGTTCTGTTTTTGTTCCTTCAGAACAGAGCGTTACAATAAATTACGCCGTGACGTTTGGCTCTGCTGAGAACTAAGCTTTGAGGATGAAAAATATGAGACAGTTTTGTCTATTCTTATGCCTCTTAGCTTCAAATGCTTATTCTGCTACAACCTACACGAGCCAAATCAATTTAAGCCCCACAACGGCTATTATTGAACGCATCGTGGGCTCTTCACTTGTGATCACAACTGCAGGTGGATCTAGCTTAGTAGGAACTAGCATTATCAGCGTTGTTCCCCAGGTCTGGATGACAAATGACGGTAGCAGCAATATTTCATATGCAGCTAGTCCGCCTAGTCTCGGTCCTGGAATGCCTGTGTTTGTGCCAGGAAGCACGCTCAATGGTGGGTCTTTAACTCTTCCAATGAGTTTTGTGTTTCATGCACCGAGCATTTATCCAAGCTATGGAAGCTCCGTGCAAGTGGGCACACAGACTTACAGCGTGAGCGCTCAAGTGCAGTTTAACGATGGAACTATAATCTACCCCACAAAGGCTACGATTACGGTTCTGCCAATGCCACTGCCTAGCTCTCAAGTAAGCGGCTGGCACTAAACTTTTTTGATTTGTTTCACGTGGAACAAGTCCGTATTAAGAGGTGTTGATGGAGAAGATGTGCAGTAAGTGTAAGTTTATTAAGCCATGCACTGAGTTCTATGTGCGTACTAGACAGGTGGGATATCCAAACTCCAGTGCTGGTTATTCTCATCAGTGCAAGCAGTGTTTGAAAGAAAAACAAATTGCATGGCGAAAGAATAACCCCGATAAAGCGAAAAATGTAGATCTGAAGCAAACTTTTGGAATCGATTTAGAAACATATAATTATCTTTTTGGACTTCAAAAAGGCCACTGTGCGATCTGCAATGTTCATCAATCAGAATTACAGAAAGCTCTGGCAATTGATCATGATCATAGGACTGGAGTGTTTAGAGGTCTTTTGTGCCAAAATTGTAATCACGGTTTGGGGAACTTCAAGGATAACCCTGAATTTCTCAAAGAGGCCATCAATTATTTGAGGCCAATAACAAAACCCGAAGTAGCGGAACATAATACTACTGTAGTCGTTTTGTCGACTAAAAAAGGGGGATAACTCTATCGCCAATCGCTGGTTAAATCAATTTGTGTCGTCATTAAACAAAAGTATGGTGCTTATTTACGGCCAAGTTTCTTTTGCTGGTAGTGGAGTTCCCACTTTGAGCGCGATCAACTCAAAAGGAATTGTCTCTATCACCAGAAACGGCACAGGGCTTTACACTTTTGTGTTTGGAACTACTTCTGGCTCTTTAGATACGTACTATCACTTAGGTATGGTGAAGCATGTGTTTAAGAATGCCACAGCTCCTGCAGCTCCGCAGATGTACATTGTTGCAGATAATAGCGCAACGGCTGGAACAGCTAGCATTCAGCTGCAATTTGCATCTAGCGGCTCTGCGACTGACCCAGGTTCGGGTGAAGTATTGCTTGTGAGCTTTGAGTTTCAGAATTCTTCGGCGGTCTAATGGATAACGATGATATTAAACATCACGTTACAGTAATATCGGGGGGCGATATGCACGACTCAGAAGGTCTTCACGTCGCTGCTGAGGATATTTTAAATGCTATAAAAAGTGGGAGCGCTGAGAGTTTAGCTTCAGCGCTTCACTCTTTCTTTCAGATGGTTGATGAAGAGCCACATGAAGAAGGTGAGCATTTAGCCTATGGCGGTAAAGTGGGAAGCATTGACGACATGGGCGACAAAGACGGTGACGGCATAGATTACATCACCGAGCAGCGAAAGATGGCCCGTTACTTTGGTGAACGCTAAGAGGGGGCTAACGTGTCCACACAAAGCGTTGCTACACTATCAGAACTTAGAACTCTCGCTCGGCAATACGCCGATATGGTCAACTCGCAATTCGTTACAGACGACGAATTTAATTCGTACCTCAACTTAGCTTACTTTGAGCTCTACGATATTCTGATCCAGAAGTATGGGGATGACTACTACGCGACTTCGTATCAGTTCACTACTGACGGAACCACACAGCAGTATCCCTTACCTTCTGATTTCTACAAATTCTTAGGATTAGATCTGCAGCTAAGCCCCAGCTCTCCACAGAATGGGTTTATCACCATTCGACCTTTCATGTTTGGAGATCGCAATCGCTATTCTATTCCAAATATGCAGACCTTTGCGGGAATCACGAATTTAAGATACAGAGTCTTTTCGAATACGCTGTTTTTGACGCCTATACCTGCAGGAAATCAGACTTTAAAGATTTGGTACGTTCCAAAGCTTAACGAACTAACTACTGACGCCTCTACAGTAGATGGAATTTCAGGCTGGCAAGACTACTTGCCTTTAGAGGCAGCTATTAAAGCTCTCATAAAAGAAGAAACAGACGTTTCTATGCTTATGGCTAGAAAGCAAGCGCTGATCAGTCGAATTGAAGCTGCTGCAGAGAACAGAGACGCTGGAAACCCACAAGTTGTCACTGATTCTCAGTACACAGACTTTTGGACACCCAACACAGGATATTGGAATGGAGCTTTCTAGTGGCGAACTTGTCAAAAATCGCTCTAGTTCAAACGCCAGACAGGCTCGTAAATCAGCTGCAGCAGAACATCAATTCGCAGCTTAATCAGATCATTGCAAACCCTATAGTCTCGGGAAATATCATAAACAACGTAGTGCTCGCCGTTGGGGATAACACCATCAATCACATGCTTGGAAGAAACCTGCAAGGATGGATCATTATTTTAAAGAGCGCGAACTCAAATATTTTTGATAAGCAAAGCACAAACAGCACACCGAATTTGACTTTAGTGCTCAATTCTTCGGGTATTGTGACTATAAGCTTGTACGTTTTCTAGGGGGTTAGATGAAATTTTTGCTTCTTTTCTTTTCAAGTTTAGCTTTAGCAAACACACCGAACATGAATCTCACTATTCCCACAGTCGGTGTGACAACTGGCCCTACTTACGCCACAGATATCAACAATGCTCTTACAACCATAGATTCGCATGATCACAGCCCTGGAAATGGGGTTGCAATTTCTAACGCTGGAATTTCTACTACAGCAGCCATTGCTAGAAGCAAACTCGCTACAGATGGAGCTAGCACAGTTGTTGTGAACAATAACAGCGGAGCTCTTTCTTATGAGCCAGTGCTTCCAGTATCACTAGGTGGGACTGATTTACCTTCATATGCGACGGGAGACATGCTCTACGCCGCAGGTCCTAGCAGCTTAGCAAGACTTGCTGCATCTACAAACGGGTTTACTTTAAAGCTTTCAGGGGGACTTCCCACATGGTCAGCCAATACGCAAAGTCTTGTGGTTCAAAGCAAGACTGCGCCGTATACGATTCAATCAACCGATTCAGTTGTTTTGGGTGATTCCTCTGGAGGAACATTTCAGCTAACACTTCCAACGTGTTCGACTTACGTAGGAACACTGTACATCAAAAAAATAGATTCTAGCATTACTGCCATAACAATTGCGAGGTCCGGCGGAGATACTATTCAAGATTCTAGCTCTGCTGTCACATCTACGACTCTTAACACCCAAGGTGAAGAAGTTCTTCTCGTAAGCAATGGCAGCAGCGTATGGCAAGTAATGAACAGAAGAATAGATTCAACTGCAAAAACAGACTTAAGCTTTACTCCAAACAGTGTGGGAACGATTTCTAACTCGTTTTACATGTATCAAAGGGTTGGAAGTAACATGGTTGCAAATATTTTATGGAAAAACGGAACTCCAGGAGCAGCTGCAATGTCTGTTAGTTTGCCATCTAATATTGCCATAGATTCTACGAAGCTTTCATCTAGCACGAATGCGACTAGACTTGGAACGTGGACCATAGCTAGAAATTCCACGACTCAGAATGTTTCTAGTCAAGACAATGAAGGCCCAGTGTTTTATGATGGCTCTGACACAGCAAAAATTTACTTCGCTCTAACAACTGGAGCTTCTGCAGGACAACTAACAAAAACCCTAGCGACGGGCTTATTCAGTGCAAGTGATGTGATCTCTGTGCAATTTACAATTCCTGTATCGGGGTGGAATGGCTAATGGCACTTCAAAAACAAGTCGTGCCTGTTCAGCTGGGTCAAGGAATAGATACCAAGACCGATTCAAAGCAAGTTGTCATTGGAAAGCTTCTATCCCTTCAAAACGCAGTTCTAGAAACTAAGAAACGCTTTACTAAGAGAAATGGATACAAAGCTCTAGCCACGTTAGGAGCAAACTGCAATGGAATGCTTCCCTATAATCAAGACGTAATTGCAATTTCTAACAACAACCTGATCCAAGATTACAGCCAAGATGCTGGGCAATTCTTCGAAGTTGTGGGGCAGCATCCCATGATCTACGTATCTTCTTATAAGGGATCTAGCACTTTTGGAAATCATTTAGCTTGCGACACAGCAATTCATTCTAGCGGTATTCAAATGGTCGCTTGGACTACGAGCAGTTCAGTAGAGGGAACAAACATAAGCCAATTTGCAATACTTGATTCAACTACAAAATCTCAGCTTAGTACGAACATTATAGCCAACCAAACAGCAGCGCCCAAGACTGTAGTGCTTGGGGATTATTTGCTAGCTTTTGGATTTTCAGGAAACCAGCTTCTTGCCTGGCCTGTGAACTATTCCACACCTTCTCAAGTGGGAAATGTGATCAACGTTTCAAACACACTTGATTCTTCTCACCCAAATTATGACGTCGTTGTGATGGGAAGCACAGCCTATGTTTCTTGGGCTAAGAATGGCGGTGGAATAAATTGCGCTTCTATAGATGCTACACTTTCCGTCTCGAGCGTAACAACCTTAGTTGGCGCAGACGCCACAGGAAGTCTTACAATCGCAGCTGATTCGACTCTAAACCAGCTGTGGATCGCATACTCCAGTGCCACGACTGTGAACTACACAGTTGTATCGACGAGCTTTTCTGCAATTTTGACCACAACGCTTATCGAAACTATAAATTCAGTCATAAACATCTGCGCGATTTGTGATAATGGATCAGGCCAAATCTTTTATGAAGTGACAGGAGCCGCAGGGCCTCCAGCAGGAACATACTTCAATGCATTCATAAGAATTGTTCCTTGCACGAACACGACTCCAGGAACTCCGAAAGATTTTAAAAGAAGTGTGGGGCTTTCTTCAAAGCCGTTTAAGGCTGTAGTCAATGGGTTTTCCACAACGTGCGTAATGGTTGGTTATGCAGGCCAGAATCAGGGCTATAACTTTGTTTTGAATACTGCTGGGGTAGTGCTTGCGAAGCTTGGGCCTGACGGAAATGCAAGCGGTGTAAGTGGAAAAACACAAGGCACACTTGTTGGAGGCCCACTTCCCAATGTGACTACTTTAAGTTCAACTGATTTTGTAGTTCCATTTCTTCAAGCTGACTTTGCATATGGCAATGATTCAAGTGTAGTAAGTTTTTTTGGAACACAAATCGCGAACTTAGATTTTTCAAACAGCTTTTCCTTTCAAGGACAGACCGCTTCCAATGATCTGCATGTAACAGGTGGGCTATTGTTCATGTACGATGGGTTCGTATTCGGGGAGCATGGATACAACATCATTGCAGAGGCTCCGACTTCGTTTTCTAACTATTACGACAGTTCTACGAACAATTTCAACACAGGAACTTACTCTTATATCGTCGTATTTGAATGGTTCGATAACAAGGGCAATCTTCACAGAAGCACACCAAGCCCAGCTGCGACTCACACGATTTCTGGAAACACAACTACTGTGAATGTGACAGTTCCGACTTTGAGATTAACGAGTAAGCCTGGTGTGATCATTTCTGTTTTCAGAAATACTATAGCTCAGCCTGCAAACTTCTATCGTGTGTTTAGCACACCGAACCCACAGAATGCGACGAACTCAGATTTATCAGATACCGTAAACGTAGCAGACAGCACAACTGACGCAGCTATAGTGGGGCATCAACCGCTTTATACTACTGGTGGAGTCGAAGCAGCTTTTGCGGTTCCTGCTCCTAAGGCAATTTTTTCATACAAGAATCGGCTTATGGTGGTTCCTTCTGAAACACCAACGGTTATTTGGTTTTCAAAACTCATTGAGCAAAGTGTTCCTGGAAGTCCTGTGGAATTTGCTTCTGATTTTACGATTCAGATCAATACTACTGGCGGTGATCTCGTTAATGGAATTCAGATGGATGATAAGGCTATCGTGTTTCAAGAGAACAGTGTGCTCTATTTCGTGGGTGACGGGCCAGATGATACAGGAGCAAACAATGACTTTTCTCCGCCTCAACAAATTGCTTCTGATACAGGCCTTGCGGATGGAAATTCTTTAGTTCTCACACCCATTGGAGTCATGTTCAAAAGCCCTAAGGGGATCTACCTTCTAGATAGATCTCTTCAAATGACGTACATCGGTCAAGACGTTGAAAAGTACAATTCCATAAGCGTTACATCTGCAGTTCTCATTCCAAACACTACGCAAGTAAGGTTCATGCTCAATGCAACAACTGGGGTAAATTGCCTCGTTTATGATTATCTTTTGAATCAATGGAGCGAGTTTACGAATCATTCCTCAGTCAATGCGGCTGTCTATCAGAACCTTTACACGTTTCTCATGCCTAATGGCACACTGCTCCAAGAAACTCCAGGGGCTTATTCTGACAATGGGGCATATATTCCCATGCTGATTCAAACGGGCTGGCTTTCGTTTGATCAGCTAGAAGGGTTTCAGCGCATAAAGAAGTTCATCTTCTTAGGAGATTACTACTCTGCGCACGCTTTAAACGTGTATTTGACGTATGACTTTGACCCCAACACGCTTCAAACAACGGTGATCAACCCGGCCAATGTTCTAGACTTCTCAGACACGTGGGGTTCAGGAGCTCCCTGGGGAGACGATGCTACATGGGGTGGGGATTATCAAAACTATCAGTTTAGGGTTTTCACATCGCGTCAAAAGTGTGAGGCGATACAAGTTACAATTCAAGATGTACATACTACAGAGATAGGACAGAGCTTTTCTCTCTCTGGAATTGCTTTTGAGGTAGCTGGTAAACAAGGGGTGTTTAAGCTGCCTGCAAGCCAAAGCTTTGGGTGATTAAATGGATGTTAGACGCTTTCAGACATTGGATCTCATTACTATAAACGCTTGGTATGCAAGACGTGGGCTTAGAACATTGCACGAGCGTGAGCTTTCGCAGGCGGGGTTCATAGTTCCTGGAGTGGCTGCTGTGTTTCTTTATGGCACAGACTCTAACTTTGCATTCATTGAGAATTTAATAAGTAACCCAGATAGAGCTCCTGGCGTTAGAAAAGAGGCGATTGATATGCTAGTTGATGCAACCGAAAAAGAAGCGAAAGCATTGGGGTATGACAGAATTTTGTTTTTGAGTGAGCATAAACAAGTTTTTGATCATGGAAAGCGCCATGGTTTTGAGTTTGTGACAATTTTAAATCTTTACAAAAAGGAGATTTGATTATGGGAATGTTTCCCGGTCTTCCTGGTGTTCCTGGAATTGGCATAGGTGGGGGCAGCTTATCGGGAGTCATTGGAGCTAATAACACCTACCAAGCAAACTTAGCTCAATTGCCACAATACGATTATATGGGCCAGGCCAACAATGCCCTAGGAAATGAGCAGACTGCTTTTAAGCAAGGGCAAGACTTGCAGCATTCTCAAATGAACTTTGAAGATGTTCTAAGACAACAAGCCTTAGGACAAGCTGGGCCAAGTGTCGCTCAACTTCAAATGCAGCAAGGCTTAGGGCAAACCAACCAAGCCCTAGCTGCTGCTTTAGCTAGCGGAAAAGGGATCAATCCAGCCTTAGCTGCGAGAATGGCGACTCAGCAGCAGGGGATCAACTCTCAGAATGTTCTAGGGCAAACTGCACAGCTTAGAGCTCAGGAACAGCTAGCTAACCAATCAAATTATGCGAATTATTTAAGCGGACTTCGTGGGCAAAACTTGGCTGCTGCTCAACAACAAGCACAACTTGCGACTGGACTGGGTGGATTAAGTAATCAGCAGAATCAGCTTAACCTTTCCAACGTGCAAGGAGTAAATCAGTTGAACGCTGGAGTGGCTGGGCAGAATGCTCAAATGAATGCGGGACTATTGGGCGGTCTTGTAGGTGCAGCTGGAAGCATCGGATCAATGGCTGCTTTAGGTGGCGGTAGTGGAGCAAGTGGAGTAGCCGCTGCTGCTCCTTTAGCTGCTGCTGCTGCTTATGATGGAGGAAAGATTTCTGATCCAAAGCAAGACTTCTTAGAAGCCATAAAGAAGATGACTAAAGGTGGCGCAATCGGTGGAAAAGCTAAAGTCGAAGGAGATTCTCCAGAAAACGATACGGTTCCTGCAAAGCTTAGCCCTGGGGAAATTGTTATACCACGATCCATTTCTCATAGTGGAGACAAGGCTAAGGCTTTCGTCGATGCTATAAACAAAAGAAAGTCTCCTAAAGAAGCCAAGAAAGTAGCCATGGCATATGGGGGTGAGTGCTAATGGGTGATAGAGTAGATCAGAACCAATCATTAGAACCAACTTCAGACGAGCAGGCATTTATAGATTCTCACACTCCTGTTTCGAATGATGGAAATACTGCAATTCTTTCTTCACCTACTGGAAGTCAAATTTCTATCAACAAAAATGAAGTACCTGAAAAGTCGTGGAATATAATTTCTAACATGTTTGGTAGCCCTTCTGCTGCACCCGCAGATCAACCCAAAACAAAAACCACAGAACTTTCACCCCTGCAGAAAAAATACAATTTAGAAATTTACTCTCACGGAAACAATCCGAAAAATTTAATCGGCCCACATGGTGAACCGCCACAAGAAGTAGATCCCGAATATTTAAGAATGGCACAAGTTGAACAAGAGGCAGAAGAAAACAAGCAGAAAGCTTTAGAATATAGACAAAATTTAGGAGCTCAAGTGCAGCAGAGTGCCAGAAGTGCTCTTGGGTTTCCTTCTGTTCAGCCGGCATCTTACACGACTGCTGACAATACGCTTCCCTCATCTGGTGCAGCAGAGCAATTAAAACAATCGCAACAAGGAACCCAACAACAAACCGATGTTCCAAACGTAGATATCAATCAGCTTTACAAGAATCAGATCAATGCAGCTGAACAGGCGGCTCAGTCACAAACTGACTTAGCTAAGGCTCAACAAGGAATTTATTCTGATCAAGCTGCGCAAATGAAAGCTGTTAATGAAGCCTATAACACGCACCTTAAGGCCATTGACGATGAAAACTCCCAGTTGATGAATGCCTATGCTCAACAAAAAATTAATCCCAGAGCCGTGTTCGATAATATGGACACAGGAAACAAGCTAATGGCAAGTGTGGGCCTTCTTTTGGGAGGAATCGGACAAGGATTGCTTCATACGCAAACGAACCCTGCTATGGATGTGATCAACAAAGCTTTGGATAGAGACATTGAATCTCAAAAATTGAACATGGACAAAACTCGCAATCTTCTAACCATGAACATGGAAAAGTATAGAAACTTGGATGCTGCTACAGCTGCGACTCGAGCGAATCAACTTGCAGTCACAAGCAGCATGCTTAATCAGGCCATTCAAAAGGCTCAGCCAGGGATCATTCAAAGCCAGTTGCTTCAGACAAAAAGTCAAATTGATTTGCAGCGTTTTCAAATGCAGCGTGATCTAGCTCTTTTTAACGTAAATGCCAGTGCTGTAAGTGGAGAAGGTGTTCCAGCGCACCTGCTTCCTTATGTATCAAAAGACATTTCTGGAAACATGGTTCCACTTCCCAATGGGAACTACGCTGCTGCTCGAGACAAGGACGCCGCTAAAACGGTGACAGATACAATAGCTCCATATCAAACTTTAATGGGTCTCATGCATGAAATGGACAAGCTCGGACCTTCTGCACTTGTTCCTGGAACTTCAGCTAATCAGCAGGCACACGCTTTAGCAGGGCAGACAGTTCTAGAGCTAAACAGTCTTCATGGGTTAAAGAGAATTTCAGACAAGGACGTTGAAATTCAAAGCAACACGTTTAGAGACCCGACAAAGTTTTCTCAATTCTTAGCTGGCGGATCACGAAACAGTGCGCTTGGCAAATTTCTAGATAGCAAAGTTGATTCTGTGTATAGAGCTAATGTGCCAGCATACAAACCCAAGTATGTTCCAAGTACATTGGGAGCTTTCGCTCAGGGAAATCAGACCGTCGGGCAAAGGTAAATGCCTAAGCTAATAAACATTTCTAATAACCTTCCTGAAGAAGTACCAGAAGAAAACATAGGGCATGCGTTTCTTTCTGGAACTCATGACATTCCCGCTGGGCAAAGGGTAAATCTTGTAGATTCAAATGGGGAAATGCAAAGCGTAGATGCTTCTGAAGTTGTCCCTTCGATCACAAAAGGGGGCTTTAAATTTCCAACTTCCAGTCAACTTAATGAAGCTAGACTCAATGCAAAATATGGAGAAGGTCCAGGAAATGCTGCTGCTGCTTTTGTTGCGGGCATGGGTCGTGGCGCGACCTTCGGAGCTAGCGATGTTCTGGCTCCAGCGATGGGACTAACAACCCAGGAAGCCTTAAGAGAAAGAAGAAAGCGCTTCCCAGGAACTAGCATGGCTGGAGAGCTAACTGGAGTCGGTGCATCTCTAGCGCTAGCTCCTGAACTTAGCCCTGCAGGTGTTGTATCTGGCTTAGGCACAGGCATTGAAGGAGCGATTGGAGATACTTTAGCTGCAAAGGCTTTAGCATCTGGAGCTGAAGGAGCTATTTATGGAGCTGGCAATGTTTTGTCAGATGCAGCGCTCGGAGATCCTAATCTTACCGGCCAAAGGATAGCTGCAGAAATAGGCTTAGGCGGTATTCTCGGGGGCACCTTAGGAGCTGGGTTTGGCTTAGCTGGAAAGGGGTTCACGGCTGCGAGAGAGCTTTTTCCAAAAATAGGTCAAGAAGCAGCCGAAGAAGCTGCTCCCAAAGTCGGCGAAACAATGGCTGGCATTCAATCTGATATGACTGCTGCTGGGTTAAAGCCTGAACCGGGTGATCTTCTTGGTTCAATGGATCAGCTAAATTATTCTGAAAGTGACAAAAAATCTGTTTTTGATGGTCTTACTAAGTTAAAGAAAAATGCCGATGAAATTCAAGAAGCCGCTGAAAGGCTTGGAGCTCCTGCTCCAGAGGGAATGCTCTCTGATTCCAACTTTGTGCAAAAGCTAGATTCTAGCTTAACGAAAAATCCCAGTGTCATTGGAATAAAAAGAGATCAACTCTATAGACAAGGCTTTAACGCAGTTGAGAATGCAGTTGACGGGGCTTTGGCTACTAGCACGAATATGACTGAGAATGAAGCGGGTCATGTCATTCAAGATGGCCTAACTTCAGAACTAAGAAAAGAATATGAACCGATTCAAGAAATGTACAATTCCATAAAGGAGCGCACGCAAACTATTCCGATACGACCAGGAACTCGAACACGCGCAGCTAATAGCATAATGGAAATTGAAGGCATTGCAGATTCCCCTAGTTCACCACAGTATCAGCTAGCAAAAAGTGTTTCAGAAGAGTTGAAAAATTTAGAAGATGTGGACGCAATAAAACGGTACAAAAAAATCTTGTCTGAAAGGGCATATGGGCAGCCACAACTGAAGCGAGTGACAGGCATTATTCAAGACAAGCTTTCTCAATTGGAGGAAAGCTCCATCATTTCTCATGGTAAAAATTTGCTTGATTCAGATGAATCCGCAAGGCTTATCAATGCCATTGGTGAAGCTAAAGCGACGTATAAAACCTTTAGAGAAAAGCTAAATGACATTGGAGAGCTAACTGGAAAAAGAAAAGTTTATGGGCCAGAAGACCTCTTAACGCATATTGAAAACATGACCCCAGAGAAGCTAACAAACAAGCTTTTCGACAAGAAAAACGCCGACTCACTAAAGTTTTTTCAGGAAAACTTTCCAGAGCAAATGAAGATTTTAACAGACCTTCAAAAAAACAAGATTAGACAAGCCCCAGGTGTTTTTAAAGATGGAAGAATTCTACCCAATGGGGTGATCAGACAAGTCGATAAGTTGAGCCCAGAAGCCAAAAAGATAATTTTTTCAGAAGGTGACTTACAAAAGCTAACCGATGCAAAAACTTGGATGCAAGCAGTTCCAAAAGACATAAACCCTTCAGGAACGGATCAAGCATCTGCAATGACAAGATTTTTTGAGGGGCCCCTGTCTGCAGCTGCCATAACCGCATCTGATTATGGAAAGCTAAAGCTTATTGAAACTTTGGCTGCAAAGCATGGCGGAGCCGATGCTGCTAAGATTCAAACACTCATAAAGCTCGAAAAGACCGCTCTTCAAAGTGCTAAACGAGTAGCTGATGGGGTGAATACGATATTTAAAGCTGGAGAAAACATAGCCCCATTTATTGGAGCGAAGATAGCACAGCAGACTCAAAGCGAAAAAGATGAATCTAAGGAAAAAACCATACGCACATTTGAAAAGCGGCGCAAGCAGCTTGAATTGATGGCTTCCAATCCAGATGTTTTGATCGATAGGCTTGGAAAAGCTACTCAGGGAATTTCTGAGCATGCTCCTAATGTGGCTCAAAGCATTCAGGCTACTACAAGTAGAGGCGTGCAGTTTTTGCAGAGTAAACTTCCAAAGCTTCAAAAAGCTGCTCCAATGGCTCCAGAGCCAGAGCCCACTGAGGCACAAATTGCAGAATTTAATAAGTACATGACAGTTGTTCAAAGGCCTCTTTCAGTCTTGGATCAGATCAAAAATGGAACACTAAGTCAGCATTCTGTGGAGGCTATTTCTACAGTTCATCCAGATCTTTATCAGTCCATCAAATCAGAAATTTTTGATAAGATCACTGACAACAAAGTTGAACTTCCATATCGCACAAAGGCGATGTTAAGCATGTTCACTGGTCAGCCATTAGTGGCGTCACTGATACCTCAGAATGTGCTGGCCAATCAGATGTCTTATGCAATGCCTTCGGCACAAAATCCGGATGGAATGGCTGCTCCAAGAAAACCGACACAAAAAGGTTTGGAAAAACTCTCTCTGGCAGATAGATTACTCACGCCGATGCAACGATCTAGCGAACGGGGTGGGGAATGACCGCAGTGCTTCTATATCTGTCTCAAAGTCTTCATTGGAATGGCGATTATGTGCTTCTTCAATGGTTTCTGGGCTTATCAGTAGCGTTTGGGTTTCTATCGTTAAAGATATGGGAAAAGCTTCATTGGTTGCCTGCAGTTTCATTTTTCTACTTTGCGGAGAATGCTCTTTACTCTGGTTTTTATAGGTACCAGGCTGATCATTATGGTCAATATCTTTCCAATAGCTCGCTTGTATGTCTTGTTTGCGTTTGTGCTCTAATCGCTTTCGGGCTCAGCGCAGATGACTGGACTAAGAAAGCAGTCTTAGCACTGCTTCCCATCTATGGACTTTTGAATTCTATTTACGTGATCGTTGGAGCTATTACAGGGCATGGGCTTCTTATAGAAGGTGTGGGGTTCTCTGGTTTTGAGAACTACAGTGGCATGAATGGAGTTTCTATAGCTCTTTCAATGCCTTTTTGGATAAAAAAGTGCAAGCGCTGGTGGATCTACTTTCTTGTGTGTCTTGCGGCTTTAGTACTTTCTCAGTCGACGATATCGTACGGAGTTCTAGGTATTGGGCTTATAGCTTATTGGATCTGTGATCACAAAAACCCGTTAGAGGCATTTGTGTGTGTGTTGTGGATTCCTGCACTGATGGCTATTTTTGAGAAAAAACACATCTTAAATTCATCGCACAGATTTCAGGCTTACAAAGTTTTTCTTGGCGCGTGGTGGCGAAACGCAGAACATTTCTTAGGCTCTGGCTTTGGCACGTTTCAAGTAATAGGGCCTATTATTCAAGACAACACAGGCTTTATGATTTCTCCAGATCATCACTACTATTGGATTTGGATGCACAGTGATTGGCTTCAGACACTTTTTGAGGGGGGTTATGTGGGGCTAGCGCTTATGGGGGGGCTGGCCCTGCATGTTCTCTACAAGCTCTACAAGCTTAAAGACGTGAAGGTCTTCTCATTAGCTTCTGGGCTGTGTGCGGCTGGAGTTTTTGACTTTCCCTTGAGATACTTAAGTTTGAGCTTACTAGCAGTTCTAACGGTGAGGGTTGCATATGAAAAACGTTCTGACGCCTATAACTCTTATTAATGCGGGAAGCATGGCTGGAAACCTGACCTCTGCAGCTATAGACACCACGTTTTTGGATGATATGGGTGTTCACTTCATATGGACTGGCAGTCCCACTGGGACCTTGGCCGTGAATGCGAGTAATGACAATGTGAATTTTTTCGCTCTTACGTTTAATCCAGCGATCACGCAGCCAGCTGGATCAGCTAGTAACACGGGGGCTGCGATCATCACATTTCCATGGAAGTGGATTCAGGTGAGTTACACCGCATCTACTGGAAGTGGGAGTTTAACGGCTCTACTTACAGGAAAGGCTATCTAAGATGTCTTCAGCGCTTTGGCCCCCTCAACCAAGTATCGCAAATGGAGAAACAAGCTTAGGCACTGTGTCTTCTGGGTCTGCCACGATAAACTTTGCCAGCACAAATGCTGTTTCACTTACTGTGGGAGCAAACACAACTTTTACAGTGACAGGTGGGCAGACGGGTGGATGTTACATTTTACGAATCATTCAAGATGGTACAGGCTCTTGGACCTACGCTTGGTCATCTAACGTGAAATTTCCATCCGATGTAACCCCACTTCCTAGCGGGGCCAACAAGATAGATATGGTCTTTTTGTACTTCAACGGCACTAACTACGACTGTACCTTTTCTGGGAATTATTCTGGATGAGCGTTTTCAATACAGTTCAAACCTCTCTTACTGAAGGTCTTGTTGCATTCTATAATTTAGAAGAAGCTATGAGTACCCCACGACTTGACTCTAGTGGAAATAATATCACTTTAACCGATGTAGATGCCGTTAGTCAGGTATCTGGGGTAAATTCCACAACTGGAAATGCGGCACATTTTACATCTATTGCTTCTCAGTATTTGGTTTCATCAAACTTTGCAATACTGAGCAATATAACAACCACTGTGAGCACCTCGTTTTGGTATTTTAATACCACAACAAACAATTCGACTTTTGTTTGTCTTGGAGAAACAACATCTAACTTTGGTTTTTTTGTTGGGGGACAATCAGGAACTAATGGAATTCGCGTATTGTTTAATAACAACATAGGATCAAACTTTGGCAGATATGCGTTTAGCCAACCTTTTATGCAATGGCACCATGTAGCAGTTAATTACAATGGATCTGGATCTACGAATGCGAACAAGCTGCAAATTTATTATGACAACGTTCAACAAACAGTGACATTTAACGGTACGATACCATCTTCCATAAGCTATGGAGTTAGTCCGCCATTTGTGAACCTTGGCGGTGTGGCGGGGTTTTTCATGAATGGCAGTATGGATTGCGTTGGTATATGGAACAGAAATTTAACGCCGCAAGAAATAGGCATGCTTTATAACGGCGGTAATGCGAGACAGTGTCCCAATCTCATATGAGTATTCAAAGTAACATAGACGCAGAAATGATTCCAGTCCTAACAGCTATTGCGAATTTAGAAGAAACATTTTTGCTCGCAAATGATAGATACTGGCACGGCGCTAACACTATGGTAAATCCCCCGGATGGGACTACAGATTTGGCAGCTGACAACTTATCTGCTTTGGCATGGGGTGAAACACAAAGTTGGAATGATCTCTACCCCTCATTCCCGAGCCTTAGGTGTTCTGTCGAAGTTTTTCAGTATATGAGCCCTGCGGGGCCCGGATACTTTGTGATGACGTCTTATGCCGATTCTGTGAATTTATATTCTAAGAAAATAAACTTTGGGCCGAATAATTGGTTTGGTGCGGATTGGAATTTTATTCCGCTAGCTGATTTATAGAAAGAGGAAATTATGCAAAACGTAATTAGTAATAGAGTGTTTACAGTCGCAGTCACCCCAACCATTACGGCAAATTCTGCATACTCGGTAAATTATCAGTTGGGTGGGTTGCAGACGATACAACTTCCACTAACACCAAGTTGTTCCGCGGTTAAGATATTCAGTGTCCATTCCTTAGATAGTTCGAAGCAGGTATCAAACTACGTTCTTTATTATTTCAATGCTGCACCGACGATCACTTCCAGTGATCATTCCCCACTTGATATTGCTTACTCTGAACTACAAACAAAAATGTGTGGGTACGATATTATAACAAGCGCTACGGCAACAAATGGAGTTCTGGCAAATGTTTTAACCTCATCCACTGGCGCATCAGACACCGGACATTACGTCGGTAAGATAACATCAAATAAACTTTATGTTATTGCTCAAATTGCAGTGGATACACCAACATACACATCAACCAGCTCTGTTACATTTTTATACAATATTGAGTGTCATTACTAACCAGCTAAGACTTTTTCGATAGCTGCAAGGCGCTGCTGCATTCTTCGAATGCGTATACCTCTAAGAGGTACAAGCTTTTTACAAGCTAGGTGAGCTAGCCTTCCAAGCATCCATGCGCGAACTGCTTTAAGTGTATCTTGAGACATGAGAGATCCTCCTAATCACAGATATCGTCTTCATTTCTTTCCAGCATGTACTTTCTACAATCATGAATGAGTTTTGGGTTTCCGATCACCTTAATAAGCCCTTGAGTATCATGAACCAAGTTAGCAACGGGATCATAGTGATCGTGTATGAGTATGTCCCATCTTTCCCGATAGCGGCGGTCTGCCTTTGGGCCATGGTGCTTGTGCTTAATAAAGCCAGGAACATAGCCAAGCTGTCCTTTCGTGTGTCTATAGGCTAGAAATTGCCAAGCGTATACGAGCTTAAAAAAGTTCGCATTCATCCCAGCCTTGATCGTTCTGTCTGCTTCATTGATAAGAGAAAACGCTTGATGATGGTCAGCGCTTCCAAGGATTGCAAAGTCAATCCATTGCTGAACAGCTTCATAGAAATCTCGTCGATAGCACCATGCAAAGCCAGAATGCGCATATTCATAGGGTTGCGCTGGGTGTGTTTGTTTTGGAACACCTTTTTGGTGCTGATAACAGAAGCTTTTGAAGTGCTTTAGAATTCGTCCGCGAAATCCTAAATCCACGCAATCGCTCCACGGCTGAATTACACTGTAATCCTGCATTTGATGAAGCGCTTCTTGTGCCCAACCATTGTGGTCAAAAAAGATATCGCAATCAGAAGTACAAACGTATTTCCAATCCTGTGGCAAAAGATGCTTCACCGATAAATTCTGCATTGATTCTTTATGCCAAATGGGTTGTGTGGTTCTCAGCTGAAGATGCTGCGGATTATTGGGATCTGTAACTTCAAAGTGTCTTTCTCCATAAGCGCATTCAACGACGTAAACTTTCGTGTTTGGTGTTGCAAGCATTGCCTCATACCATTCTCGAAAGAGTCGGTATCGGCTATTGTAACGCATAGGATTTTCTATAACGCCTATGACGTGAAGAGTGTTGTCGCAAATTAAATCGCCATGTTTTTTATGATTGACTAAGTGTTCGCCCATGTCGGTAATAGTAACACTAACGTGGATTCTTCAGAACTCAACCGATACTTTCCATGGGCCTTTCAAAAGAAATGTGATGGCCCCATAATTGGAATTGATGAGTCTACACCTGACGCTCCGCTGATAACTCAAGTAGGTGGAAAGACCTATCACATGAATTTGGATGGAAAAATTGTCACGCCGCAGATAATGAGGAATCCGCACTGGCTTCTTGATATACTTAAGTAACCCACAAGGAGTCACAAAAAATGAGAATATTTATCATGTTGATGCTTCTGTGCGCGTCTGCGTTTTCTGCTGTTAGGCCAGCTAAGATAGTAGCCGACTTTGAAGCGGACATGGAAGACAATGACAATTTGCAAGAAAACGTGAACCAGGCTCTAGACAGCCTTATCACTTTCACAGTAAAAACTTTAACGGACAACGGCTATGAAATGGACGCATATCAAATTCAAAGTGACTGGTTTTATACTTATAACCGCGACGCTTTTGGCACTGTTTCCGATCACGGTATACCTGACCATCCACCATTACTTAAGTGGCTGGACGAGATCATGCAAAAGGTTATTAAGGACATTGGTAGACCCGCATGCGTCGACTTACACATCTGCGACCTCTACACATTCAACCAAACGATACCTGTAGCTTGGAATGTTTTTAAAGGGCAGTGTAACTTTCCCATGTCTGTCGCTGGATCTCGAGAAGATGAGAACAGAAGATGCATGGTTACTGATGGAACATTTGATGGTTTATATGCAGTTGTGGTTTTTTGGGTTACAGAAGGATCATGCCTTGCAGCGGGAGGAAACATGATCTGTGGTTTGCTCGCTGGAATGTCTGAAGGGATATGCCAAGATTTTGTCTGTGGGCCTTTGGCTGACAGAATCTATGTGAAAAAGTGTGGAGAAACTATATACTAAATAGAGGGGGTTGACGCCATGCCATATAAAAGTGATGCACAGAGGAAATTTTTCAATGCTGCTGCTGCTAGAGGGGAAATGCCTCAAAAAACAGTGAATGAGTTTAACAAAGCATCAAAGGGAATGGATCTTCCTGCCAGAGTGAAAAAGTCCGCAGGTGGCATGATTCGAAACCCAGAAGGGTACATCACAAAGTGGGCAAGTCGTGGCGAAGCTGGTGCAGATAGACCTGGGCTTCACAGAAAGCTTTGGGGCGGTGGATATGCTGAAGGTGGCAGGTATCACCATGAAGATGAGTTAGCTGAGCATGAAGAGCCGAATATGGATTTTGATGATTTCCCTGAGGAAGATGAAGACGGTTATGCCTTTGGTGGACCCGTGCATTCTGAAGTCAGAAATGAGAGCGAAGATTTTGATGTAATGGCACAAGACCCAAGACAGCATGATTTTTATGGTCCAGACAAGGAAAGTCATGCACTGCAAGTGGATCAGCGCAGTGAGTTTGATGAAGAGCCTTCGGCAGATGACAACTCAAACCCATATCAACCTAGAAAAAAGCAAGTTGTTCATTTAGCTATGGGTGGAAGCCCTTTTATAATGGCTATCAAAGGAAGGCATCGTGGCTAGTAAAGAGCTTCGCTGTGTGAAATGTGGGTGTCACATTGCAGGGGTTTATAAGGTTATAAGCCCAGGGCGTGGGATCTGTGGCAAATGCTTAAGAGGCGAGACTAAGTAGCATAGACTTCGACTTTGATCTTTCCTCCCTTAATGCAATACTTTTTCCAGTTGTAGATAGGCACCCCAATATTTTCGTGTCTATCGTTTTCAATGATTCCTGCGTCTATAAGACCATCCAAGACAGCTTTGAATGAGTTTACTAGGTTGTCATAGTCCGGACGCACCCTAGAGAACCTAGTGAGAAAAATATTGGCAACCTTAAGGGGTCTTAGGGGCTTTTTTCCCATGCATGCGCACATGACGCCGAGCTTCCATTCTTGAGCTTCTTTCATTTTTACGGCCCAGTGGCGTCGACCGATCTGGTTCACAGTTTTTGGTAAACCTGGTATCTCGAAGATTAGGGAATACATGATAAGATATTATGAAAGGAGATTTTATGGCAATTGTACAGAAACAAGTTGATTATTGTCAGGAGTTAGATTCTCTTTTGGCCGTTGTGGTGCAGATCACTGCAGATGTGATTCAAAAAAAGTCTCCATCTCAAGTTGTTCAAGACTCTGCATCTGCATTGCTTGCAGCACTAACGGGGCTTTCTCAGTTAGGCGCTGAACTATCTAACCAAGTCGCACTGGACAATACGATTGCGTTAAAGCTTGGGGAGTTGAAACGAGCTCTAGCGCCGTCACTTCCATAAGGAGATGACTTATGCCTAGTTGGGTATCTAGTGCTCTTATAAACTTAGGTGTTTGGGTTGTAGAGACGTACGGGGTTCCTTTCTTGGAAAGTAAGTTTTCATTTCTAACCCCGCTCTTGCAAGAGATCTTAGCTCTGGTGAAAGGAGCATCAAATGCACCTAGTCCGGCGTTAAGATCCGCAGCGGATCATTACGTGTCTTTATCTGCTGTGGCAAATGCTCCTGTTTTAAAAAGTGAGTGAAGTAGAAAAACAAAACGAATTTATTAGAAGCCTTGTTCGGTTTCTTACTTGGCTAGATTTAAATGGGTATCAATGCTCTTTAGGAGAGGCGTATAGGCCGCCGGAGCTAGCCAGGTTTTATGCTTTTGAGAGAGAAGGTATCGAAAGATCACGGCATTGTGATCGCATGGCGATTGATTTAAACATCTTTCGTCGTGGCGTATGGCTAACAACTGTGGAGGATTTAAGAGAATGTGGCACGTTTTGGGAGTCGTTATCCGTCCCAGGTCTTGAACACAAATGGGGGGGGCTTTTTAACCCTGCAGATACGGATCATTTTTCCATAGCTGATGGAGATAGAATGTAAGTGGACAATGTAGAGAAATTGCTTAACGCCCATGACGCTGAAGATGAAAGACGCTTTAGAGAGATCTCGCGCAGACTTGAAAACATTGAATTAGCTCTTAAAGAACTTTCAGAGTTTAAGGCAGAAATGGTGTACTCCGCAAAGGGAGTTAGCATTGTAGTTGGATCTCTTTTTGGTTTTGCATCACTTGTTGCAAGCTCAGTTGTGGCTTATTTTTTAACCTACAAGTTTCATTAGTTCACAAGGTCTTCTGCATGTTCATCAAGCAAGAGCTCTTCGACGCGTTCGATTCGACCGATGAGATCTTTCATACTTTCGGCAATGACTTTTAAGCGCTGAGTCGCAGCGGCATCTCCTTCTATGAGGGTACCGAGCTTATCTTGGTCAGTTCTATCAAAGCGCACAAGATCATGCTCTACAGTGAATGGCGTGTCGCACTGCAAGCAGCGTTTGGAGTCTTTAGGAAGTGAGGCTAAGTCTTTAAAGATAGTAAACGCACCGCATTCAGGGCATTCAAACTCAAAAGACATAAGTCTAATTTTACTATACTATAGAAATTAAATCGGAATCGCTAAGGACAAGACAGAAAGCGGGGTGGAACTAACTAGTGAGAGCTAGTTTGAAGCTACACCCCGTTTTCGTTTCTGCCGCTAATAGAAAGTTTTTTTCGTCCAAGGAAATTTTAAGTCCCCATCCCTAAGTCTTACGTAAGTTCTCCATGCGCGTTCACGTTCGCAGACGTCTGCATCGGGTTTCCATTCTCTGCCATTGTCGTGACGACCGTAGCAGCAGGAGCCGAAGATTTTGCTACCCCTAGAGTTTTGCATTTCATTTGGTTGCAGAGCTTTCCAATGTTCATACGCTTCACGAAGGTGATCCATTTCATAAAGCTATTCCTTCTTAACATCTTCAGTCAAAGGTTTGAAAGAACGCTGGCCTGCTTCGTAGCCTTTAGAGAAAGCGCGTTGAATAAGCTTTAGAATTTCAATTTCAATTTGAGTCATTTGAGGTTCCATTTTTTCTAGCTCTTGAGAGAGCAGTTCAATTTCAGTGGGCATCGGACACTTTGGGGAAAGCTTCAATGTTTTGTGTGAGCTTTTGATATTGAAAGTAATTTAGATCACGCGTGTGCTCGAGTCCTATGGCTTCTAGCTGACGCCTTACATCTTGTTCGTCCCAGCCGTGTTTCTTAGCAATGGCCCAGAGTCGTTTTAATTGAGCTTCGCTTATGCCTTCTGAACGCAGCGCTGGAGGCTTAGCTTGAATGGCCGGTTTTTCGCTGACGTTGGCTTGAGCAGCGTGTCGAACAGGTTCAATAGGGGCATCGGCTAGGTCTTCAGCTTCATTGAGCTCATCACCACAAAATGCAGTCCCATAACCACAGAGCGCTAAGGCTCTGCCTATAGCTCCTGTTTCGCAGGTTTCGAATGGAAACATTTTTCTTTCGCTGTTAAGGCTCTTGTGAGCCATAGCGATCACACGCCCAGATTCATCTTTTATTTCGGCTAAGAATGCGCCTAGCTCTTTATCAAATGAAGTTTCTATCGCCCAGGTAGGATGTTCATACCTAAACCAAACTATTCTATATGCTACTTGTAAGTAATCGCGACCCTTTAAGTCCATTAAAGGAACTTGCAATTCCGCTGAGACGTTGAAAGTTTTCATAGACGGCCTTCTAGGATCTCGGTACCATTCATACATCCTTCTTTCTTGTGGTTAACACGGGAACCGCTCTTCGCCATGGGAGCGGTTTCCTAGTCTTCATAAAAACTCACCCAAATGAGAGCAGTGCTCATGATCAGAACCGGAAGCACGAACAAGAGCCCTGCAATTTCACAGATGTGATTATTTGTCATAAAAACAAAAAGGGCTCTAGGTGTCTTGGGAGAACCTAAAGCCCTTAAAATCCCCGTTGTCGTTTGGGGAAAACTTTTACCCAAGACTTGAGAATTCTTTTAAATCATTTTTCTTAGAAGTAAAACTCTTTTTTCGAATTTTTTGCATGCTCTAACCACAAACCGTGATCCGCTTGTTTGCGTGGAATTGTGTCGACGATACGAGCCCATTGCTTCGACAGAAAACACAGCATGCGACTCCATTCAACAATGCCTTTAAAGGACAGAGGAAACTTCGAAGTTTTCAGCATGATCGAGCGATTATGAACAAACTGCTTTCGACGCTGCAGCTTTGAGCTAAAGGCCCAAATGCCGTCGGTGTGTTTATTGTAGCGGCTCATGACTTTATGCAATTGCTTAGCTTTGCCGTGCTGTCTAGCCCAGAAGAGAAGGCCCCAGTCCCAATGAGTTAAATTTTTCATTTGCTCCGGTAGAGGCATGATCATCGACTTTCGGTACATGACAGAAGATGTGTGCAGTGGAGTGTTTAGAAAGAATGCCTTAAGAGTGAGATCACGCTTTGTTAAACGCGGGGATATTGATCTAGAGGCCGTGCTTACGTTTACAGTTTCAATTTGATGTCCGCAGACAGAATATTGCGGATGAGACACCATGAAAGCGACCTGTTCGCATAATTTCTCAGAGTCTAGCCAGCAATCGTCACCATCTAGAAGAGCAATGTATGTTCCTCGGCAATGAGATAAAGCATCTAGAAAGTTAGGCATGATTCCTATGTTTCTATTACGTGCGATTAGGTGCACATCTTTAAAGTGTGGTTCAAATTCTGTTATGATCTCTAATGTTCCGTCAGTAGATCCGTCATCTGCAATGATGAGTTCATATTCAATGGCTTTTTGCTTAAGTATGCTTCTTAACGCAGTGCCAATGGTTTTGGCATGCTGGTAGCTGATCAGAAGTATACTTACTAGCGGATCAGCCATTTCCACTGTAGTCATTTCTATTTCCTTGTGTATTTTTCTAAAAAGTCCCGGGCTTTTTTTCCATCAGTGGCGAAATCGTTATCTATTCCCCGTAAGCGAGAATATTTATCGGCATAAAATGCAATCACTTCTCTTGCGGCAGCGAGTTCATCAAGAAGGGGTTTAATCTTTGCGTTGGCCAATTCTCCCGCTCTTTTTGCGCCATATTCTGTAAGATACGGCTCAAAATCTTTAGTTTTAAATCGAAAACCGCTCATTTCTTTTCCCTTGTATACTTTTCTAGCCAGGCATCTTTTTCAAAAAGATATTTTTCGCTAATATCTTGCCAATTGGAGATTAGAAACTCTGCCTCTACTACAGCTTCAGCCAGTCGTCGCACTATTGCCGATGGTGGAGTAGCGTTCTCCATGCTGTAAATGGCCAACAACGCTTTCGCAATTTCCACAGTGCTTCTCATTCCTTTGGCTTCTTACATTCTTTTAAAAGTTCTATAAGCTTATCTGCAAATTTTTGATAAGTAGCGTCCTGTGCTTTCGTCGCCGCCCACGCCGCCGCCTCCGCCGCCTCCGCCGCCTCCGCCGCCTCCGCCGCCGCCCACGCCGCCGCCCACGCCGCCGCCCACGCCTCCCCCGCCGCCCCCGCCGCCGCCCACGCCGCCCCCGCCGCCGCCTTCGTCGCCGCCTTCGCCGCCTCCGCCGCCCACGCCGCCGCCCACGCCGCCTCCGCCGCCGCCCGCGCCGCCTCCCCTGCCGCCGCCCCCGCCGCCGCCTTCGCCGCCGCCCCCGCCGCCGCCCGCGCCGCCCGCGCCGTCTCCCACGCCTTGTTAAATTCTCTTTGCGTTGAATTGGGGTTTTTATACAAAGCAATTACTGTGTCGATACTATTTTTTACGTCTGGAAATTTCCTATGATCAAACTTATCTAGCGTTGATTCAAGCACATAAATCAAAAAGGGGGCTTTTACTTTTTCTAAGTCCGCACCCACATTAATCGCCGATAAGAATTTCTCTGGCCATTCTTTGGCAATGTCATTTGGCAATCCTTCAAAAATAGTATCCTCTAGTCTCGCCAGCCATTCTGGAATTCCAAGCTCTTTTTCGTACGATTTGTGATCATCTGAGTGAATTGTGCATCCAACGGCGCAGCCCTTACCATCTTCCCAGTATTTGCCTTTGATGATTTCATCGGCGATAAAGTGTGCGTGAACACGTTCTAAGTATTTCTGTTTAACCGATTCTTTTCCGTGAAATGCAATCATTTCTTCAGCTCCTTCTGCGGATTAAGAATGTTCAAAGCGTCTTCAATTTCTTCCAAGAGTTGTTGCTTCTTTTTGTTTTCATCATCAGACAATGAATATGATCTTATAATCTCGATAGAGGTCCGCATCAGTACGCCGATGAGAATCAGTCTTTGTTCATTGGAAAGGGTCATGCCGACCGCGACCGCGACCGCGACCACGACCACGACCGCGACCCCGACCGCGACCCCGACCCCGACCCCGACCCCGACCACGACCCCGACCACGACCGCGACCACGACCACGACCACGACCGCGACCCCGACCGCGACCCCGACCCCGACCCCGACCCCGACCACGACCACGACCACGACCGCGACCACGACCCCGACCGCGACCACGACCCCGACCATTTGGGTTTTCGATTGTCTTGAATTCTCATTTGCTTTGACCGAAAGATTCAATGGCTGAAGTCATGACATACCATTCTTTGTACCCAAGCTTCTGTTCGTCTTTGTAAGACTTGTCTGACCATGGGCCCGTTTCGTAAACGATGGCTGGATCTTCTAGAAGGACATATTTACGATTTACGCCTATAAGAATGCCCGTATAGAAATAGTTGGCGCAGAAAAGTGTAACTTTCTGTCCAAGTAATTTCATCAATCCTTCATTCTCTACGTTTCTGATTATTTTTTTCATCTCTCACCTCCAAACTTTAGCTGCGGGTAGGCTATAGTCACGTTAACAATTCCTACCGACGTCGGGGTGGTAACATCGGACACCCCTCTGCATTCGCCAGTTACAGGCTCATTAGTTTCGCGGTATGGTCGCCGCAGCTTAAAAATCATTTCCGTTTCACCTCGACAAATTCCAGCCATCCGGGTTTTTCTCTAGTGCTGACTTGTCTGTAGCCGGTAAAATCAATTTTGGATGTTTCGTCAAAAGAACTGGCAAGTTCATACACCCAAATCCTTCTGCGTTTCTTCTTCACTAATCGTCGGCATTGATTAACATAAATCGTTGGGATATTAGCGTGCTCATTTGGCTTATCCAATTTCACTATAACGACGGGCTTTCCAAGTCCGTATGCTGAATATACTGTTCCTTTAGCACCAAACAAATCTTTGTCGTGATCATAAACAGAAACTCTATCCCCGACCTTAAACTTCATTTCCCCTCCGGCCTAAAGAGATCTCTTCTTTCTCTATCTTCGGTAGTAGGGCAAGTGGGATCGAACTCTGCTAGAACCTTCCTGACTAGAACTCTTAATGAGCTTAGGTACATGATGAACCTTTCATTCTTCTCCTGATCAGCCATAAGAGCTAAGAGAGAGTTTCTGTTTAACATTGCCTGCACAGAAAACAATACTCTAGAGAGCTCTTTATTCTGTGAAGCAAACAGTAGGTGATCTAACTTTTCTTGAGTTTCATGATCTAGCATGACACACCTCCGCCGTAGGCTTAAATCTCATTTATCGACGATTTGTCAATCAAATTAACGCACTGCTAAGTATTTAATCCCTCAACATAAAAAAATTTCGCTTGCATTGTGCGTAATCAAATTCATTCTCAAATTTCGCTTTTTTCTTTTTTTTTTTTCTTTTTAGCATGAGATATTCAACCCGTAGCCTTCGGCGTAGGGTTGCTCATTTCTTCTAGAGTACTTCGCTGTTTCCACGATGTTTGATCCCATGCTCCTTTGCCTAAGTTACAGTCTTCACAAAGCACTTGGAGATTAGATTTAACTAACTCAAGATCAGGAAACAGGTGTCTAGGTTTAATGTGATCAACATGCAGCTTCTTGCCTTGGTTTGCAGCTTGTCCACAAGCCATGCATTTACCTCCACATTCAAGAAGCACTTCATATCTTAAAGTTAACCAAGGCCCAGAGGTATAGAAGTCTTTGCCTTGTCTTGAAGCACAGAGTTTTTTAAAAAAAGATCTAGTAGTGAAAACTCGTTTCTTTTGAAGGCAAGCGATTGAACAGTAGTATCCCCTTTTTTTCTTTCTCTTTTTATAAACAATAGCAGAAGGAGCAAGGTTTTTTTTGCAACACCTACACACAGCAGGGTGATTAACTCTGTAAGTAAGAAATTTCTCTTTCACTCTTGAGTTGCTGGTGTGTGAAGCATAACAAGCACGAGAACAAAACTTCATTCTCCAATGAGATTTGCTCGAAAACCAAAAGCGAAATCCACTTCCACAATGTAAGCACGAAGCAGTTGTAAACATCCCAAGCCGTTTTTTTTAATTGAATAAGAAGAGCAACGTGATAAGTTAAACTCCTCTTATTCGTGCTGAGTAAGGTTCTAATGCCTCGTTAGCAGAAATGCAAGCGGGGCATTCCTCTTTCTAGGCCAGCTCCTGAAAAGACCGATAAACAGGGCTTCTTCGAGCTTTTTTCTCTTGCATTAACCTCAAAACCTGTTACAACGCTATGCAACGAAACGACACCAATATGACAGTATACGAACTAAGAAAAGCATTGTCCCGTTATGGAACACACCTTGAGGTTCTTCTTTCTGATGGCGTTACAGATAAGCTCAAAGCAATAGGGATTGTTAATCTCTTCTATTCTGCAAATGGTGTTGTTTGTGATGAAACTGAAACAGAATACGGGGAACCGAAGCCCTGCATTGTGATCAGCTCAGAAAAAAACCAAACCATAAGAAAGGAAAACCATGAAAAGAGAAATATTATCAGTAAAACTCACTGACCTTAAGCTTCCAGAGAACTCTAGAACTCAAATTAAAGATAATGAACTTGTAGTTAGCTCGAGGCTTTAAAACAGAAATCAGAACAGTAAAACATTCACCCCTTAAAAGCAGAGCAAGCTCTTACGCCAATGCTGACTAGAATTCTTCGCTGGGCCCTGAAACATAAACTTCGGGGCTCTACTCGAATCACAACCCTAACAGGTAAGCTTTTTAAAAAGTACCGCTGCTTTGAAGTCGAAACAGAAGAAGGCCGAATCTTCATGGACTTTCGTGATTCCACTCAGCACTACCTTCTGACAAACGAACTTCCAGAAAAAGCAGAAAGAAAGTTTTTAAAATCTCTCATTAGACCTAGTGACATTTGCTTCGACGTCGGTGCAGGCCACGGACTTTATAGTGTGACCTTCTCAAAGCTCGCACATAAAGTGATTGCATTTGAACCTATCCCCACCATGGCTCTTCGAGTTACATGCTTAAAAGCAAAAGTGGAACTCATAGAATCCGCTCTTTACGATATCGATTGCAATAGAGAGATTTTTGACAACAAAGACGCCTCAGGTTTTTCAGAATGGAAAAAAGGAAAAGCTCAAAAAAGAATGATTCGCTGCATTACGCCGGATCTCCTTCTTCCTCCAGATATTGTCGCGATAGACGTCTGCGGCAGCGAATATAGAGTGCTTAAGGGGCTCTTCCCTGCGTTTGAACGCGAGAACCCTCCTATAATCATGTGGGAGCACGTCCCTGAAGCTGTAGAGGCAAATTGCATGGGCTATAACGATTGCAAAGCTCTTCTAGAAGCTTCCAAAGCAAAATATGAATTCTTCTGCATTCCCAGAAACGAAGATCATTTCTGGCCCCTTTTTCCACCCCACGTTCCCCCTTTCTATTGCATGATGTTCGCTATCCCCGCATGCAAAAAAGATAGACTCCACAATCTTCACAATTGAGACCTTGCAATCATTAACGCGGTGTGTTATAGTTAGATTGTGGAGGCAAAATGATTTGGTACAAAGGTTTTGAAATCGAAGAGGTTCGCAAACAGGGAGACAAGTCCATGTTCAGCCGTGTTGTAGGCTACAAGGCCGTCAGGACGGGCAAAGCCTGTGCTGAATTCAACACACGCACATTTCGGGAGGCGAAGGCCAAAATAAAAGAATTTAATGATCAAAAAATGAAGGAAAAACACCAAAACTAAACTTTTTACGATTAGAAAAGGAGTAGTCGCTATGAAACCTACCAGACGTTGGATTCTTAAATTCAGAGCTAATGGCAATCAAGACACACCCAAAGTTTTTGAAATTCGCAACGAAGCTATGACCGCTGCTCAAAAGCGATTGTTAGCTAAGTGGAAACAAACAAAGGGATCTATCTGGTCTGTTCATTATTCAATAACGAAAGCTTAGCGACTACTAAGCGCCGTTCTCCCGAGGCGTTGTATCGGGGGTACTTAGGAGGATCTATGTTAAAAGCATTCACAATGTTTCTAAAGGCATACCTCGTTCTCTTCGCGCTCGTCACAATCTTAGGGGGCTGCGCTGCTATGGGTACCATGATGCAGGGAATGGGAAATGGCTTGCAGAATGCGAGTCGTCAACCTGTTGCGACTTATCAATATCAGCGCCCTGTCTCATGCTCGAGCTACATAAATTCTTATGGGCCCACAATGGCAGGAGGAACTACCACATGCTACTAAAGCACAAACACACAAAAAAGTTTGATGAAGAAACAATCGAGCGAATGCAATTTGTAAATGAAATGCTCCACGCAGTTCATAATAGACTAATGCACCGAATTCTCTGCCACAGTCATGAACTCCAAGGTCCATACGAAGAAGGTTGTGGAGCCATGTTCTGGGTGCTCGATGAAGCTGGCTATTTTGACAAAATCTACAAAGAACTTAAAAAGAAACCGAAGAAACTTAAGAAGCGCGAACTAGCTTCCCGCAAGTAATTCTCCAGCCCTTAAGCACGAGCCAGTGATAAACATGAGGCCTTCTGGAAGCAAACGTCACTATTCCCTCACTGTGCCTTGTCACATGACAACGTCTGCAGAGTGCTAAGAGATTAGCCTCTTCATCATTTCCACCAGCTCCTCGAGTTCGAATGTGATCAGGATCAGAAGGGAATGCTCCGCATGATATGCATTGACGAGAGTGAAAGGACCTTAGGAGCGCCGGGTCCTTGATTCGGACGGGTTTCTCCATTGACCTAAACTATACCACAAAGCTACTATTTACGCTGCATGGAGTTAGAAATTCACTGTCGCTTTGACGCGCTTGTGCCTGCAGAAGAGCTAATTCCGCACCCTAAGAATCGAAATATTCACCCACCAGATCAGATAGAACGCTTAGCAAAGCTTCTCAAATATCAAGGCATTCGCGCTCCCATAGTTGTAGACAAGAGAGACAAGAAGACCATAGTCAAAGGTCACGGAACATTAGAAGCCATAAAGCTCACAGGGGAAAAAAGCATTCCCGTTGTCTATCAAAGCTTTAAAGATGATGATCAAGCCTATGCCTTCGTCCAATCAGACAATGCTATTGGAGCGTGGGCTTCTCTCGACTTTCGAGGGATCAATCTTGACTTAGGTGATCTTGGTCCTGACTTTGATCTGGATCTATTGGGACTCAGGAATTTCGAGCTAGAGCCGTTAGACAAGTATGGAGATAAAGATGCCGATGCCATGCCTGAAATTCGGTCCACCAACATTGAGCTCGGTGACCTATACAGTCTTGGGATTCATCGTTTGTTATGTGGCGATTCTACTGATTCAAAAAGTGTTGAAAGGCTAATGAATGGCGAGAAGGCCGATATGGTGTTCACTGACCCGCCGTATGGGATTGATGTTGCTGGACATGATGGCAAGATAGGCCAAGGCAAAAAAGCAATCTCTAAAACTTATGGGGATATCATCGGAGACACCAAGGAATTTGACCCGAGATTCTTGTTGGATTTGCCAGGCGAGAAGTTTATTTTTGGGGGAAACTATTTTGCTCACATATTGCCGCGCTCAACTCATTGGATAGTTTGGAACAAGCACTCAAAAGACGAGCATTCCAGGGCAAACGATTTTTCGGATTGTGAATTGATTTGGACGACGATTAATAGAACGTCCACAGTGCAATATGTACATGGTTGGTCGGGCATGTTTAGAAACGGGCCGAAGAAAGAGGAATATAACAAAGTACATCCGGCCCAAAAGCCAGTTGGTCTAATTTCGGAAATTTTAAATGATTATCCAGCCAATCTAATACTTGACCCGTTCCTCGGCTCCGGCTCCACTCTCATTGCCTGTGAGAAAACCAATCGTAAATGTAGAGGAGCAGAGATTGATCCTATGTATTGTGATGTTATAGTGCGCAGATGGATGAAATTCACAGGGCAGATGGCTTACTTGATAGGCGACGCAAGCAGCGAGCTGAAGAGCGGGCCTGTGCCATTTGTGGAGTTGGATTCTTTGCGGTCAACGACACCTACAAAAGAAAGCAAAAGCCACTATGAATTTGATGGGACCACAGTAGATGTGCGAGACCGCTGGGGAAAAGTTCACGGGACAGAAAGCTGTTAAACTTATCTAGATGCCAACTGAATCAGACCTAGACAGAGATCAAGTTAGAGCTCTAGCAGCTAAGGGTTGGCCCGTTGAGTCAATGGCTGCATTCTTTAAGGTTCACAAGACTACGCTCTATCGCGCTTATGCTACGGAAATTGAAGAAGGAAGAGCCAGAGGCGTTGCAACTGTTCTAGATCTCATGTGGGACAGAGTAATTAATCACAAAAGTGAACGTGTTCTCATCAACTTAGCTGATCGCATTGTGGGTCCTACTCCCAAAGCGCTCACCATTACCACAGAACCAAAGTTTGCTTCTAAGCAGGAAGCCATATTAAAGTTAAGAGAGCTAGCAGATAAGTTAGAAAGCGAACTGGAACTTGAACCAAAGCGTATCGATCAGGGAGTATGAACCAACCGATGAAAGCTTCGTCTATTCCACTTGGTTAAACCACTACAAAACAAATTCTAAACATACGAACCGCATTCCGAAGAATCTCTTCTTCAAAGCGCATCACACGATAATCACGCATCTTCTAAAGAGAACAAAAATTCTTGTGGCTCACCTTCCAGAGGACAAGGACGTGATCATTGGGTACCTCGTCTATGAACCTGAGAGAAATGTTTTTCACTTTCTTTTTGTCAAAGCAGCGTTTAGAAAACTTGGAGTAGAAGCGCCTCTTACATG